TTTAGTATGGTATCAATAAATGTAGTATGAGATTTATTTATCTCTCTAGCACGAGCTATCTGTTTTACCAAAGGATGTGGATGGTTCTGCAGGAAGTTTTTAGTAAATGATGGAGAATGTGTTTTGGCAGTTAGGTCGTATGGTAGGTTCAGTTTTTGAAAAACTTTCTCAATTGAACGTGCAGCCCATATTTGAACATCTACTGATGTTTCTTTTTTTACTTTTTGTAAGCATTCTTTTTCTTCTTCTATTAATTGTTGCTTCAATTCATATGCTGCTTGGGTATCTACACGCACTCCTAAAAAACGCATATCAACGAGGCAAGGAAAAAGTTCGGTCTCTAATTTAAATATATCTTCAACATCTTCGTGATACATTTGTTTTTTCATCTCTTGCCAAAGTTTTAAAGTTAGATTTGCATCTTGTTCGGCATACTCACCTACATACATTGCAGGTAATTTGTACATCTCAGACTTAGGATCTACCCCCCAAAGCTCTGCTGTTTCCTTCAATACAGCCTCATTTTTGCCTATTCCTAGGTAATCACGACCCATAGAGCCTAAATCGTATCGGAAGCGATTCTCGTCCACGAGAGAGCCAGCAATCATGGTATCTACGATAGGTCCATTAATTTTAAGTCCTGCAGCTTTAATAAAACATACGTCATACATAGCGTTGTGAAATATCTTTGTTGCTGGTGTATTTAATACATCTTGGAACCACTTTAGAACCATTCTAATATCCATATTGCCACCACCTTCGTGTGCAATAGGGTAATATCCAGACCAGCCTTCAACAGCTACAGCTATTCCAACTATTTTACTTCTGCCTGTAATAGAACCTGAGCCCATAGTTTTAAGATCAGGATCTTTAGTTTCTAAATCAATTGCGATCTCATCATATTTTAATAGATTAGGAAAATCTTGTGGAGGTAACCACTCAGTCTGTGGTTTAAATATCTGTTTCATAATCCCTCGCTATTATCATTTCTAAAAAATGTATCGCTTTCAATATGTCTTGCTTCTTTCCCTTATCACGATGACGTATTATGTATTTTATAGCACACCCCTCTGGGTATAGCAACTCATTCTCAACCACAAACTTGCTGGGTTGAATTTTATATTTTTGATAATGTGATCCTCCGTGTTGTTTATCCCATACTTTAGATGTCATATGCTTTTTTCCTTTGTGGTTCGATTATAAATAAATTGTTTTCTGTTCTTGTGCATGCAACATAAAATAGTCTGTGTGTATCATCTGGATTTTTTTCATAATCAATAAACGCTGCATTAGACAAGTCTGTTGTTACAACTACATTCTCTCTTTCATTACCTTTTACTCCATGTATTGTAGAAATACTTATTCTTGGGTTTCTAGTTAAATCTTCACCTGTCTTTATTAGTTTTGTTATTTTTTTTATATCTTCGTCGCCTAATTCATCTAGTGCCTCTTGCCAATCTGCTTCTGTTTGTAAACCATATTTTTCTTTTAAATCATCAATGCTATAGAACTGGTCCTTAACCATAGCTTTAAATAATTTCTTGTCCCAGTTTTTATTCATTTTATTAAATATTTTTTTACAATCGTTAAAATGCATGGGTATGCCTGTTTTTAATTCATCCCACTTCTGTATAATTTCATATATATTTTTAACTCTTGGTGTTGCTTTTCTTCTTTGCCAATACAATCCTTTCTCATCTAGTACATCACCTATATCACTTAACATATAGTTTGCTGTAGCTAACACTAACCATTCACCTTTTGTAAAATCTATTTCATGTAGACTTTGACAACGTCTTACAGATCCCTCTTTTTCTTTTGGATAATATTTTTTACTTACTCTGTTTTTAACTTTGTTAATAATTTTGTTCGCAAGTTCAAAAGGTTTTTGTGGAACCCTATGTGATTGTTCTAATATTTCTCTTGTGCCCTCTAAATTTATAAATGTATTTACGTGTGCACCATTCCATTTGTAAATACCCTGATCATCATCACCTGCAATAAAAGAATCTGTGGAAGACTCTTCTATTCTTCTAACTAACTTCCATTGTATCAAACTTAAATCTTGCGCTTCGTCTACAAACATAACTCTTAATTTTGGTGTGTCACCACCATGTAAAAATTTTTCTATCATGTCAGGAAAATCAACTAAACCATGTTCTGTTTTATATCTTTGTAATTCCTCTGATATAATTTTTAATTTGTTTAACGACACCTGTTGATTATCTGTAAGATGATAATATTTTACAGGATCTATTTCTTTTGATCTTGCTATATTTATTAATTGTATGTATGGATTTTTAGAATAAAATACACTGTCGTGATCTTCATCTTGTTGTGTGCCCTCTATTTCTAATCCCATTTTTTCTCCTAGCTCTTTGTAATGTTTTTCTTTCATGACTTGGTCTTTGCTTAAACCAATTTGATTAAAACAAAATGAATGTAGAGTTTGAAAGTATGGTAGATCATCTAATAGAGATAGTCTAAATTTAACTGCAGCTCTTTCTTTTCCTTCTATTGCAGCGTTCTTACTAAATGTAAAATATCCAATTTTATCAGGCTCTGTTGTCTCTAAAAATTTTTCTATATGTTGCAACAGAGTATGTGTTTTACCTGTGCCTGGTGGTCCGTATATTATTGTTCTCATTAATAGTTATCTTTCTTAAATGGTTTTGGCTTATATGTTTCTTCTTTTTTATCAAATCTAGATACAACAAATACAGATAGTTTGTGTTTTCCTACACGTTTAGTTGTACAGTTTAAATTATCTTTTAACATTTGTGATGTTCTTTGGTATGGCACCTTCCAATGTTTTCTTGAAAGATAGTTGTGAAAAAAGTTATCAAATACAAAATGGTGATAACCTTCTTTGGTATATGTACCACCATTTTTTAAATCTTCGTAATCGTCTTTTTGTATTCTATTTACACAATAATCTTCTAAATAATTTTTTAATATGTCTTTTGTGCCTGTGCCTTCTGCAGGTTCTGTTACCTCTGCATTTTCTAATAATATATTTGTAAGTTTTTTCCAATCGTTTGTTTTTAGAGTTGGTGGATTAAATCTTAATTGTTTAACACACTCTTCTTGAAATAGACTTTGATTTGTTAAATGTTTTGCAGAGTCAAGATATAATCTATCGCCATCAACGTTCATGTAATAGTATGGTTCTTCTAACGCTACGACTTGTAAATCTGTAAGATTAGGAAAAGTTATTTCTTGACCTATACCAAACTTTCTAGTCTTACATAATTTTTTATCACACAAGCTACACATAGGTTGATCATTACATTTATATCCCCAATCTTTTTTCTCGTGTTGTTTTGTTATTATATTTACTTCTATATCTGACAATGGTTGTGCCATTGCAGACTCATTAAATAATATTAATTTTGTTTTCCAATTTTCTGGCCATTTAGATTTTGCATACACACCATAATGAAACAATGCATTGTTTCTACCACCTTCCGTAACTTTGTTTTGCACCATAAGTTCTACACATGGTGGACCATCAGAGTATGGTGTTTCTGGTCTTTTAACTTCTATTGTGCTAATGTCCTCTTGTTTATATCTTTCTACTAACTCAAAAAAACTGTCTAGTGTAGCAGCTTCGCCACTTTCAAGAAAGGCATATCTTGTTGTATTACTGCAATTAAAGTATGGTAAGTTAAGAAAATTTCCTGTATCATCTTTGGATTTTAATTCACGTTGTTTTGGAAAAACTTCTGATCCACCATAACCTAATACAGATCTAATTTCATTTAATTTATCTTGCATCAAACTTGCTGATACATAATCTTTTGTAAATAAAAATACATGTGCACCACCAGATTTTGATCTACATACCACTAGTGGTAATTTAAATTGTTTAATTTTGTTTATAAGTTTTTGATGATCAAATCCTGCGTAAGAATCAATATCTATACATCCCCACTTACATTTATTGTCATCGTTAATTGGTATGACACCTAAACTATCTTTACCATCTAAGTGTTTTTGCCATAATTCATCAGTGACTGGTTCTCGTTTTACAAATGATTTACCTTTTATCTTAGTGCCATTACCATTTGATTCACCAACAATAGTGACACCATGCGCACGGTCCAATCCTTTAAATATGTTTTTAAACTTCTCAATCATATTTTATAAGTGGGCGTTTCCACGCTAGCTTCGACGCCCACTGCCTAGGATTTAGTAATTTGAATTAGACTTTGTTGTCTCTTCTGAGCCGTGCTTGGCTTGGATCTCACCTTTACCTACACTAGTTGCAAAGTTTTTAGCCATGTCGTACATATTTTTATCATCGACAGGACCAACTTTAGTTACATCCCAACCAAACCATGTTCCTTTGTCATTAGACATCTGAACGGTTTTTAGATTATAAATGTGGCTATATGTAGGCGGAGTAAATAATCCATTTTTACCCTGCATTTTTAAACCCATCATCATTGAGTTCCATTTTCTACTAACTTTTAATTGAGTAGATTTCATAGATATCAAAGCAGTGTGTGGGTTTTCACTTCTCACCAATACAAAATGACTTGCAGTATTTTCAAGATAGTTACCATTTGCTAATCTATCTTTATAGTCTTTACCTCTAGTGGTTTGACTAATTATATCACTGTCAGCTTCGTGAATTGCAACAGGTGCACCAGTGCTGGTACCTCTGTCTTGCCATTCGATGTACTGTCTTTTATAGTGACAAGGTATTACATCAACGTCATTATACAATTCATTTGTAACTGTATTGATTATAAGTCCAGGTTCTGCACCCTCGACATATTTACCATCTCGTTTGTTTACCTCTGGAGATAGTTGTCCCAAAATTTTTAAGAAAGGTAACGCAAGATCTTCCTGCGATATATTTTGAGCACCTTGATTTGCATCAGCTTCAAATAAATTTGTTGCTAATGCTCCTTCTTTTTTCGTTGCTACTTGGTTCATGTTACTTGTTCCTTTTTATTGTTGTTTTATTCTCCGAGAATACCCCGAAGATTTCCGTTGGCATTTCTTTACCTGCCTCAATACGCTCACGGACTAACGCTTTCAGAGTCATGGGCTCAACCTTCATCTTTTGTGTCGGTTGAAACCCATTACTCTTCGCAAGTTCGGCATAATCAGCCGCCTTGTTATCTTCGTTACGACCAAACGATACGAGTATCTCGTTTTTGATTATATCGCCTAAGCCATTTTCACGAAGCCAGTTAAACGCCGCTTCTTTGTTTGCCTCTGTAATAGTGGCACGATACGACGTTGAAACTTTTAGATGTGATCCATCATGCAGTTTTAATTCTGCAAGACCCATCTCAGACATCATGGTTGGTATGATGTCACCAGATACTTTTTGTATTTCTGATTTAGTATTTTTTATATTTTCTTCTTGTAGTTCTAGTCTCTTTTGTAGATCCTCTAACTTTTCAACTTGGTCTGCAAGTGACTGAATACCTTCAGTCCTTTTCATTGCATCCTGTTGGTCTTGTTCAAAATCAATTGTCATCTATTTCTCCTTTCTCGTATAGATTAATTTCAATAGGATAATATTTTCTTTCTTGTTTGTCCCATTTTAACAAATTGTATTTGCCTCCTGTAATATCAGACACGA